GCTTGAAGACCAATTCAGCACGGGGTTCACGTCCGACCGGCACATCACGCGGGACAGTGGTGCGTTCATGGCCAAATGGGCGTCTGGTGACGAAGCCCCGACCGCGAAAGAGAAGAAGCCCGCACCCGCGAAGGCTGAAGAGACACCGGGGAAATATTCGCTTTACGACGCGAATGGAGTCGTGCGCACCACGGACGACATTGGCAAATGGAAGAAGGGGGCAACGGCTCTATTTGAGAAGTGCCCCGAAAAACAATTCGACACTCTGGTCACCGCGAACGCTGACTACATCAAAGCGGTGAAAGACGAAGGGCTTGCCTTGGCAGCATCGGCGGTTGAAACGGCCATCAGAGCCAGACAACAAGCGATTGCCATGGGATAGCGGCAACACCCGGGCCGAAGACGCGGGTAAAATGGAGAAGTGCATGGAAAGACTATTGAAAATCAGGAAGCAGGGTGATGGGCGCACGATCGTCGAAGACAGCCATTACGCTGAAAGCGACTACAGGTCGTTCGCCCCAAGTGAACGGCCTCTTCTTGAGGAACATATCAACCAGAAGCTGACTGAAATGTTCCCACCAGAAGAAGACGGGTTCCAGACGTCCACTGTGGCCGGCGAGATCAAAAGCGGTGACCCGCAACCTGGTCCTTCGACGGCTATCGAAGGACCAACCGGAACGGAGCCCGAAGCGGCGTAAGAAAAGGGCTTGTCTTGGCGCGCGGGGTCGCTCCCGCGCGCATCCTTCAGGAGAACTCACATGAATGCCTACAAATTAGCTGTTTTCTCATCGTTCCTGCTGGTCGCAGGGACCTTGTTCATCTTCATGGCAAGGTGCGTGGTTGGCCCCGGCCCTGCGCCGGAGACCATCGCCACTGCAGATTGCTCAATCCACAACGAAGCCACGCTTCGCCCGACAATAGGAGACGACTTTGCCAGCAAATGAAACACCGGTTCCCGTCATCGGGAACATTGTTCTGGTCGTGAACCCGAAGCAACAAATCAAAGAGCTTCAGGTCGCGCCCGCAATCGTCACTTTTGTCGACGACTTGGTGATCAATGCGCACGTCTTCCTGAACACGGCCCCTGCCGTTGTTGGGGTCGGCATCCCGCACAAAAGCATCAAGGGGCACATCATCGGGCAGCCGTACTGGGAGTACCGGCCTGTGGTCGACGCTTTCATTCTTGGAAAGCACAAGGGAGGGTGATGTGACAGCCTACGGTTTCAAGGACCAGTTCGAGCCCCTGATTGCAAGCGGGTCAAAGATTGGAACGGTGCGTCGTCATCGTGCATCTGGGCACGCAATGCCCGGGAACAAAATCCAGCTGTATGTTGGGTTGAGGACGAAGGCCGCCCGGAAAATCAAGTCAGACGTCACATGCTTTTCTTCAGTCAAGATCCGCATGAACGCACTGCTTTGGCGCGTTCGCATCGGTGGCGTCCCGATTACAGGGGCGGCGCTGCAGAACTTCGCCAGGGCGGAGGGCTTCGACACTGCAAGAGAATTCTTCCAGTTTTTCGCCACCCAATACCCCGACGAAGCCGAATTCGAAGGCACCTACATCCTTTGGGACAGCCCGCAGTACAGATACCCGTACCTGTGGGAAGTCATCAAGGACGTTTTACCCCATTCACTGCCATCGAAGAACGAATTGCGGCGAGCGCAGAAGACCACAAGCCTTTAGGGAGGTCCTTCAATTGCTGAACCTTGAACGACGCGAGGATTTGCTGGCAAGCCTCGAGCCCGTGAGTGTCAAACAGGATTTTGAACTCCTTGTTCAACTGGTCCTGCGTTGGGGCTGGGTCGTCGTTCGTCGCGCCCGGGGGGATAACCTCCGTGCGCGCCGCCGCAATCAAGTCGTCCTCTCGCTTGGTGACGGCCGCTCCAATCCGTCGCTGCTGTGCGCTCGAAAGCGTGTCCTTGATCACTTCGGCGTTCACGGTGATGATTTGCTTGAGCTCTCCTGCGGTCTTGGCCGCGGCCAACCAGCCAAGCAGCATGTCGACTTGATCCCTGACCGCGCCGGCCGTCAGCTTCATCACGGACGTCTTGTTGGTGACCGGGTTGATGATTTCAATTTCGCCTTCAGGCTCCGCCCGTTCCTTCGTGGAGCGTGACGGCTGTTTGTTCTTGCCGATGCGGTACGCAAGCATCGCCATTTCTTCGTTGATCCGAACCGCTTCCTTTGCGTCGTCGGATTCAATAGTCCAAGTGAATTTCGCCATTTCAATCTCCAGGGGTTAGACCATGACAATGAACGCAACGGACCAAAAAATCAAAACCCACTTCTCTTACTGCCGGGAGTTGCTGGACTGGTACTTCGACAACCACATCATGGTGAGCGCGACCGTGAAGACCCAGAACGTGATGCGCGGGACGGTGAAGCGTCTCAAGTTTCACTTTGGGGACATTCTGGTCGAGGAGTTGGACCAGATACACGTCGAGGATTACAAGCAAATCCGGGCGGCCGGTGGCATCGGGTGCAAGCCGTCGAAGGGCACGTCGACGTCATACGAAATCAGGATGCTCATGGCCGCCATCCGGCGCGGCATCGCCAAGCGCAAACTCCCGATGTCGTGCAACCCTATCATTGAGGCCGGAGACGGGCCTGCAGCCCGGGAACGCTACCTGACGCGCAAGGAGGCCGCCTACATTCTGAGGGCAGCCAAGAAGGCCCGGGTGAAGCGGGACGGGCAGCGCCCGCGCATGACGCAAATGGAAATGTTCGCGTGGCTGGCTCTCTACTCTGGGCAGCGCAGGGACGCCATCAAAAACCTGCACTGGATCTTGCAGGTCGACTTCGCGAGACAGGAGATACAGTTCCAGCCGCGGGACCAGGCCATCACGAAGAAGAGGAACGCCAAGCAGTACATCCACCCGGCGCTGTTCCGCGCGCTTCGCCGCTTCTACCACGATCGGCTGGACAAGGGCCCGACTGTGTTCACGCCGTACTTCAACCCCAACGAGGCCATGCAGCGCCTCTCAAACTTGTCTGGGGTGAAGGGCCTCTCACCGCACGTATTCCGCCACACGTTCATTTCGTGGCGTCTGGCGGCAGGCTGTGACGTCTTCTACGTCTCGCAGGCTGTTGGCTCAACCCCGTCGACGATTTGGAAGTCGTACGCGCACGTCATGCCGGCCACGAACAAGCGGGTCATGATGGCAACGAAAGACCGCCGTATTTCAGGCGGCCACGTTTAGAAGATACGGATGAACCTGCGCGGGGGCTTCGTGATGGTGACGGTCTGGTTGCAGTTGGTCTTTATCCAATTCTGCAACCGGAAGGCCCGGTCGACGATTTCGAAGTAGGACTTGTCGTCGCCAATCCCCGTGAACCACAACTCATCAAGGGACAACTGTTCCGGTAATTGTTCCAGTTCCGCTGGGGTCAGCATCAGGTGTGCCGGTGGCTGGCACCGCTTCTCTGTAAGCGTCTCGACGCGCGGCGTTGCGCAACCGGATAGCATCAGGAGAGACAGCACAAGTGCCAGGGACCTTAACATTGACGGGGACCTTCTTGTAAATCACCTTCACGCGCTCGGTGACTTTAACCGAAGCAGCGCCATCCACAAGGCCGTTGTGGTACGCCTTGTTCTCGACGTCCTGCAGTGCGGCCTTGGCGTCGAGCTGAGACTGCAGCTGGTCGGCCTCATACCCGAGGCGGATTTGCTTCGCCGCCCACGAGTAGAACAGGAAAAGGGAAAGGGCCACGAGGGCCAGGCCGCCAATCTTCAGGTAGGTCATGCGAGCTCCGCCGTCCTCATCGAAAGGCCAAGCTTCGAAGCGTTGACCGATACGAGGTCTTTAATGGCCTCAGGCGGCTTGCCTTGCAAGTTGAAATACTTCAGAACCTGCCCCGACCGATCGTTCATGTACTGGTTGGTGTTCGCAAGCAACTCACTCGGGATGTCGACGTTGACGCCGGCCTCAATCTTCGCTTTCACGCGCGCCGCTGCGAATAGGATGCCATTCCTCAAGCCATCATGCAGCATGTCTCTCATCTTCTGATCCATGTCGGCCCTGAAGAGGGTGCGCCACCACATTGAAAGCCACCCGACGAGCCCGGTGACACCGGTGAGCAACATGCCGACGACTGCGTCAAACGTCGCGCCATAGAAGACTGACGTGGGACGCGCTGCTGGCGCAGGAGGGGCTGCGATCGGCGCCGCTGGACCGTCCTGGAAGATGGCCGGCTGACCCGTTGTGATGTCCATCACCAGTTCCTGTGGAACCATTTCGACCGGAGGGCGTTCCCTCATGACGGCGATCGAAATCATTGGCGTGAAAGCCGTGAGCGAAAGGAATGCAAAAACAACTGCGTCGCGGATCATGATTGGCTCCTAGTGAGGTTCAAAATTTCAGATGCCATTGTATCGCAAGATGACTTCCTACAAAACTCAGCGTAGATAGTCACCTCAAGGTCATGGATTTTCTCCTTGAGCGCCTTGATCTCGCGCTCCTGCGCGTCGAACTTCTCCATGAAGTGGCGGTAAACCGGGTAAATTACCAAGTTGAAAAGCGGGGTGAGCGCCGGCAGTAAGGGGATCAGTGCTTCCATTTTCACACCAACTACGGGTTGAGGCCTACCGCCTTCAGCCAGCTTTCTACCTTAAACCCAGGGTTCCGGCGAATCGGCTGACCCGGCAACTCACATTGCCCCACAATCTTAACAGTTGGGTAGGTTTCCCTAAGGGAGCGCAAAAGCTGTTCGAGAGCCGTGAATTGGGCTTCGGAGTAGTACGGGCCCCACTTGCAATATGATGTCGGGGACTGCCCGCCGACCATTGCGACCCCGATCGAGACGGCGTTGAATCCGTGCAGAATGTGACCCCGATACTTCAGGTTGCGGCCGTCTTCGACCCGGCCTTCGGTGCGGACCACAAAATGATATGGGCAGTGTTGCGCGGAATCCACACCTGAAAGCCATTTTGCAAGGTGCCGCGCCCCGATGTCGTAGGCGGGTGGCGTCCCGGTCCCGCACACGATGATGTAGCAAGTGTCAGTCCGATCGAGCATCAGCCTCTTCCACGGCCATGACAGCAACGACTGCTTCAACGGCTTCGACCGCTTCCAGCACATCACTGTTAAGTTCTGCCTCCGACTTGTAGGAGCCGTCAGGCTTGCGCGCAGACACGACAAGGCGCGCGGTGTGGGTTGCTGGTGCAGCTTCGCGGGTGTCTGGGTCCTTTGGCGCAACCGGCTCGAGAGTCGCAACGACTTCGACGGCGCCAGCCTGCTCGACAACGTCTACTTTGAGTTTGCGCTTGCCCCTTGGCCGCTCGTCGTCCTCACCCGTTCCTCCGTACACGAACGAAATGCCCGGACCAGGCCCGGAGCCAGTGACGGATGCGGTCCCTGACAGCGTTGCAACGCCACCGGAAATGTTCAGGGTGCCAGTGATGATTGCCGATGCAGACGCCACAATCGTAGCCGCGCCTGCAGATGTGTTGAGAGACCCCGCGACGGCAACGGACGCCGTCCCGGAAAGAGTTGCAGCCGCTCCTGTGATTGTGAGTGACCCAGCAATCGCTACGGCACCTGTGCCCGATATCGTCGCCGCAGCGGCCGTGTTCGTCAGAGACCCAGTCACCACTGCATCGGCGTCGCCGACCAAAGTAGCCGCGGCAGCCGTTGCAGAAAGTGTCCCTGTAATGACAGAGTTTGCCGTGGCCACCACGGAGGCATTCGCAGACGAGACTGTCAGAGACCCAGTGACCAAAACACTTGCGGCTGCAGATATCGTTGCAGCCGCGGTCGTGATGCTCAGTGTCCCATTTACAGCGGGTGGCGGGCCACCTCCGCCAAGGAGCGCGAGAAGTAGGGACATAGTCTACTCAAAGGTGCCATTGAAGCTGATAATGTGGCCGATAACACCGGCAGATGGGGCCGTGCCGATCTTCTTCTTGACCACCTGAACGTACTCTGTCGGGTTCACCACAATAGGCGTTTCGAAGTCCCGGGTCACACGAGGCAGCAATGTCAGCGCCGCGGCGGCGGACGGGACCGTTTGCAACCCGAGAGGGACGCGGCGCGGGGCCTTTGCCGTGACGCTTTCACCCGTGGCCAAGCTTAGCGCTGTGTGGCCAAAGGCGAGACAGTATTGAGCGACGTACCCGCCTCCAGTCAGCGCCGTTTGCACGAACGAGTCCACGGTCACCGAGTTAATGTGCAGCGTCCGAGGCTGGATGAGAACCGTGCCCAAAGGGTTCAGGTAGCTGCAGAGAATGCCGTCAGTGGTGACCGCCAGCGTGTCTGTTTCCCAGAACTGTCCGCCGAGACCAACACCGAGGGCCGCAGTCGTGTTTGTGGGAACTGCCGCAGTCGGGTTTGCGGAGTTCGCGTAGTTTGCCGTGTTGCCCGCCGTTGAGCCGTTCGGGGCATTCCACGATCCGCCGCCCATACCCGCCAGCTGATGGTGCCACAGTTTGTTTGTGGCTGCCCCTGTGAACCACGCACGGGCGCGGAACACTCGGAACTGAGAGGCCACAGCAGGGGCCACACCGGCGATGTAGTGCCTGGCCACAATGGGGGCGGACATAGACCCGAAAGCAGACCCAAATGCGGCAGTGTCGACCGAAAAATCAATGCGGGCCTGCAGCACATCATCAATCCAGAATTCAACACCTTCTTGGTCTATGACGATCATGAAGTCATGAGTGGTGTTGATCGAAGGCGATGTTATAGCGCCAGTCTGCGTCTCCGTCCCGTTGGAGTTTACAACCCCTCTCAACTCTCCAGCGTTGTTCTGGCGGAAGTACACACCGTCAGTAGGAGCCGCGCCGCCAGCCAGCGTTGCAACGATTAGGCCAAATTCTGTAGTAGCATTGACTTGCGGGACCGCCGTGAAGTACGCGGTAAATTCAACTTTGGTTTGGGCGTGCCCCCAAAGCTGGATGTTCCTGTAGCTTCGAATGGCTGAGTTCGAGTTGATTGTGGTGACGTTGCCGCCGTTGAGAACGGCCGCATTGTTCGCGTAAATGATAGTCTGCGTCGCGCCTGGGGCCTGCCAATTGCTTGTGTTGGCAGCGGTGATGCCGAAGGTGTCGTCGAAAAGCATTGTGTCCGGCGCAACCAGCGTCTGCCCGAAGCGAGAGATTGCGCGACGGCGGAAGAGAGAGAGGCCACCAGCACCGTCAATGCGGTCTGCGCCAGCTGCGTACCCAATTTTGCTATCAAGCGCGGCAGGAAGTCCGACCTTCAACTGAGCATTCGCGTCGACGCCGGCTACATTCGAACCGGCTACATCGAGGATCTTCAAAAACCAACTCATGTGTATCTCCTATGGGGAATAGACGTAGCGGACCTTGATGTCACCGGACACCAGGCCAAAGAGGCAAACGCAATCAAGCACGAACTGCCCGGTATCAGCTGCGCACGTCAACCTGAGGGAAAATCCTGCGATGCGATGCTGCTCCGCATCGTTGTCAGCAGTGGTGTCATTCGACTGAATGAACGCCTCAACATAGCTCGCGGCACTTACACCCGCGTCTACAATTGTGAACGTGCCCTCAGCGACTGGAGTGGCACCGAACGCGACTGTGGCTGTAGCCGCGGCGGCCATTAGGCGTTGCCGTCAGTGACGGTGAAGACGTTGATGATAACGGTCTGTCCGATCGCAGCAACGGCAGCATCGAACGACAACTCGCCAGACCCGACGCCAGCGGTGCCTTGCTGATGGCAAGTCGTGTTGGTCGTCTCTTTCAAGCGCCAGTGGCCTGGGGTCCCGGAGGCGGCAGCCGTCCCCGACCACGTTCCAAGCTTTGTTTTCGCACCGCCCGAGGCTGCGTTCATCCAGTCGGACGGGAGGGTGATATCGACCAAGAGAGTGCCGGAGTCGGCCGCCGCACAATTCGCCGGCGCTCCGCCTGTGCTCACCCTCAAATGAGGGGTCACACCGATGGTTGTTTCAACAACGTCTTGCCGGGCGTTCCGAACGGCGTCCGAGTATTGCATTACGCGCTCTCCACTGTGGATTCTTCAGCCCGAATGATGAGCGTGCCCGTGATCGGTGGCAATAGCCCGCCCGCGCGGAATGCCAGCTGGTATGGGATTTGGGTTTTGAAGCGGGTCTGGACCATGTCGACGTCGATCGACCGTGTCTCGATGCCAAGAGAGGCCGCCTCATCGAGAGCGGCCTCCATTTCTTCTGCGGCTTTTTTGACACGCTCTGAACTCTGCATCAGCTTGTCAAAAAGAACTTTTACAGCGTTGTCCATGGGTAACTCCTTTTCAGGATTACCCCTCTAGCACTTCCACAATCGTCCTTCCAGACGGGTCTTTCGTGACCGCGTAGGACCGGTTCTTCTTTTTCGGCTCAGCCGCGGCCATTTGGACTGGTGCGGCGGCGGCAGCCGGGGCCGCGGACGAAACCCGCTGGGGCCTCTTTTTGTCCTTCCCCGCGATCGCAGACACAAAACCCTCTCTGGCCTGATTGGTCCCGAGGTACTGGGTTGCCGCGGCGCCAAGCAGGTTTGGCGGCATGACGGTGTTGATCAGGAGGTTTGCGGCCGGCTCCATGAGGCGGTCGTACACCAGCCGGGCCGCCTTGCGCTCGGCCTTGTTGTTCTTGGATGAGTTGTTGAGCGTGAGGTCAGGAACAAGCTGGATGAAGTCGCCGATCGTGCCAACAGAGGGGCCCGTCAGCGCCGAGAGCGGACTATCCCCGTATCGCGCCTGGGTGAAGAAGTTCACCCACGGGTCGAAGCCACCGAAGGCGCCGACACGCGAGGCCTGCCGCACGCCCTCGCGGAAGTCCCCGACCGTGAAGTCCCCGGCAATCTTCTTTTTGTCCGACGCCGTTTCGTTCTTCTGGGTCCTGAACAACTCGTCGCGCTTCATGCTGATGCCGACGCCAACGGCCGACAACAGGATGAGCGGGGCGACTGTCTGAACCATCATCTTTGCACGCTCGATCGAGGTAAGGTGTTCGTTGGTCACCGCCTCCTTCATGCGTTTGCCCGCGCGCAACAGTACGTTCTTGCCAAACGCCATGTTGAACGAGTTCAGCTGGAACACGATGGCGCCAAGCGGGTGCGACGCCCAACCCGGTTTTGTGGCCGCAGTTGGGTTCTGGATGGACTGGTTGACGAAACGCTGGACCGCAGTCCGGTACATCTGCACGTTCTCGTTAACCTTCTTCCCGGTCATCTTCAGATGCTCGGAGCCCGGCTTCATGTCTTCGATCGAGGATAGCCACTCGACGAAACCTTTGTGCTTCTCGTCGGGGATACCAAGCTCGCGAAGGTGAATTTTCGAGAATTCACTGTTTGCGGACTTGGCCATGCGACGAATGAACGTCTGCGCCGTCGCCGCGGATAGCGCGCGCGTGATGTTCGTCAGCTGCTCGAGCCCGGTATTCCTGAAGAAGTTGCGGTTTGCTTTCTGCAAGAAGACCGACCCCGGGTCGTCACCGAAGAACCGCGCCACCTGAACCGATTGCCCAAGGTGGGAGTAAATGACGCCGAGGTCTTCGGCGAGCTCGATCGCGTTCGACTTCGTACCGGACATCATCAGCGTCGCCTCAACGCCGGCCTTGGCGATCGACTTGAAGCTTTCCAGCAATGACCCTGAACGCACCCCCGGCATGACCAGTTCCTGCAGGGACGAAATTGACACCTTCGAGAGAAGGGCGAGTGTCGTCATCGTGCGAATCCACGCGGACGCTGCAACCAGGTGCGGGTTCACCGCGGTCGTCCTCATTCCAGTCGAAGCCATTGCCAGTGCGCGTGCGGCTGAAATTGCTGCGTCCGCGTCTTTCGGACCCACCTCTTCCCCGATTTTGCGCTCTATCTCTGCCCACTTTTCCCACTGGTCGCCGAAGCGCTTCGCGGCTTCTGCGCGGCGAGCGGAGCGGTTGAAGTAGTTCGACAACACGCGGGTTGGGTCCTGGATGTAGAATTCTCGCATCCGGTTGTCGGCGCCCTTCCCGAACACACGGCCGGCGGTGAAGTTCGCGCGGCTGCCACCTGTCCCGCCATTGAAGGCGCTGATGCCATCGGTCCCAAGAAGGATGGAGTTCAGCAACGTCTCTGCGGCTTCATCGGCGGACTTCGCATCAAGACCGGTGAGCCGGAATTCATGCGCAGCCGCCTTCTTGAAACCCTCACTGTTGCTCATCACGGCCATGTGTTCGAATTCGCGCGGGAAGTATCCCGACTTCACCTCGCCAATGTCGACACCTGACTTTCGCAGATACTCAAGCTCATCCTTCAGCATCTTGCGGATTGTAGCCGCGGCCTCACCGATCGGGGTTCCGTTTGAGATTTGGCCTGACTGGATTTGCCTCACAATCTGGTCGAGCACGTCCGGCTTTGCCATGAATGGGCCAAGCGCTTCCGACAACGAGTTCATCGCAGTCGTCACTTTGTCTGACACCGCCTCTTCATACGTTGTCTTCGTGGCTCGCTTCCCGCCCGCCTCTGCGTGGAATGTATCGGCGACTTCTTCCATGGTCTTCGATTTCAACTGGCGCGCGAGAGACCGCACCCGACCGTCAGTCGAGAGGAACACCGCACCAGTGATTGCCGTCGAGCCGCGCCACAGACGCTTCGCAGCCTCTGCAGGCTTTGCGACCGTGCTGAAGATTTTCGTGTTTTCAGCGAAATGGAGGGCCAACTCCTCGCGCCCGCCGAACACGAGCTCGATCACGCGCGACACAGCGGACTTCACATCGTTTGTCGTGAAGCTCGGGAATGACCGGGCGACATACCCTTCAAGGTCCTCCCTGTCCTTTTCAGCTTGAGCCGCAGTTGCCTCCTTGGCGGCGACGCGCTCGTCACGATAGCTTTGCTGGATCTTCTCCGATGCTGCATCGCGGCGGGCCTGGGCCTCAGCAATGCCTTCTTCAGCGCGCGCCTTCTCCTCTGGCGTTTTTGCGCGTTCCAAATCGGACATGCGCTCGCCCATATCGCCGCTTGCCTTCGAATGCTCATCCCAATACGCGGCCCGCTCAGCCTTGAATTTGTCAGTAGGCGGAACATCTTCTGTCGCTTCCGCTTTTGGCTCGGCTGGCGCTTCTTCCTTTACTTTTGCCTCTTCTGGCCCGCCCAATCCTTTCGCTGGGCCCGGGTCAGCTTTGGCCTCATCAGCGGTGCCGGCTTCTTTTTTGAACGACTCCTCGGAGCGATCGCCTGCCTGACCTTTTGGAGCATCTTCATTCATTCCCTTTTTTCCCTTGAACTCTTCAGCTTTCGCCGTGCGCGAAGTCTCTCGCGCCGTCACGCCACTCCCTGACGGGTGGTTGGCCAGTTCGAAGTTCTGGTCCGGCGACAACTTCTGCCCGCGGTTGACGATCCACAGCCCGCCCTGCTTGTGGTCATCGAACTTCACGGGGCCACCTTTGTCGGAAAGCACGTAGCCGTCTTCGTCAATGTGCCACCGGCCATCACCATCTTGGCCCTTCGGCGTGTTGGACGACTTCGCGCCTTCATGACGCGACTTAGCCCGCTCGGTGCGGGCCTGTTCCTGTGACTGGTCTTTCTGCTTCTGCCGGGCTTGGAAGTCCTTGACGGCTTCCTCGGCAGTGGAATACCGCCGCGGCGGCGGCTCCGGCTGCGGAGGCAACGGTGAGCGCCCCTCGCCCGCTGCAGGGAACAGAGGGTCGTCTGTCCGGTTGCCGTCAGCATCCGTCTTGAGGTTGGGGTCCGGCTCGGTCGCCCGGAACGTCTGCTTGGGCTCAAGCTTCACGCCGTCTCCCGGCTGGCGAGGCAACTCAGGCTGGCGCGGTCCCTGCGCGCGTGTCGCAAAATCCTGCGCCCGGCGAGGCTCCGGCGTGTAGTTGGACGACTTCAGCTTTGAGACCTGAACCGGGTACTCGATCGAATCCGCCTCAAACTGGTTCGTGCGCGGGTCATACCGGCGAACGGTCGCCATCTGCACCTTCTTCCCGTTCACCTCGACTTCGTGAGTTGAGAGGATCTTCACCGGGTTGCCTTCGTCGAGGTCGACCTTAACTGGCTGGATTCCCTTCTCGAGACCGGCCGCCTGCGTGTCCCTGACGGCCTTTGGGTCTTCAGCCGCTGCAAGGCGCCCGCGCTGCTTGTCTGCCAAGTCGAATGCTTCGGCGGCCTTCGCCTGACCTTCGACGGCTCCGGCAGTGCGTGGGGCCATATTGTCGCCACCAAGCAACCGGCCTGGTGCAGCCTGCTCAGTAACGACTTGGTCGCCGTTGAATACCCGGGCCGACACCTCTTCCGCCGTTCGCGGCGTCTCCATCTGCTTGTTCGCGATCGCAATTTCGCGAGGCGTCATCCGTGTTGGTTCCGGGTCCGTTACGCTGCGTTGAATGACTGCAGGGAGATTGAACGTCCCATTGCGCAGTTCGGCTCCGGCTGCCGTGCCAGCGTCCGGGATCATCGGGGTCATTGTCCCGTCGCGCGCGGTGTGCAGCGCAAGCTTCTGCGGCACCCGTTCCGGCGCCACCCCATATGACTTGTCGATTTCACCAGCCGCGATGCCTTCCCGGATGCTTTGAAGCCTCTCATTCTCCTTGATTACATCAGCGAGCGGGATGTCGTTGAGGTCTTGCGCGGGCGCGCGAGCAGCCTCGGCGGCGCGGCGTTCTTCAATCTTGGCCGCGAACTTTTCAGCCTTTGGGCTCTCAGTCGCGTTGTTCGCCATCAAGATTTCATTGACGTCCTTGCTGCGAAGCGCTTCTTGCACCTCTTCCGCTGTCGGAGGGGCCTTAGACTTGTTGCCGGCCTTCGCCCGGAACTGGTCGACAAATGACGTCACGGCGTCGCTGAGCTCCTTTCGTGCTTCCGGGTTCAGCGCTGCCTCGATCGAGGCGGGCAGGATGCCGGCCGTGAGCGTCGACACCGCCGTTTGCACTGGGGAATATTCCCGCGCTTTGAAAGCCGGGCCGGTTTCTTCAAACGCCTGTGTGGCAGGGTTGTAGGCCTCAGCGTTCGGGTCATACTCCGGCTTGATACGGGTTTGGCCGGTCAGCTGCCCGATCACATCGCCGACGCCACCAGCCCCCATGTTCTTCAATGCGGCCTTCAGCAAGGTCGGCCCGGACCCGCCCACGGCGTTGATGGGGTCTAGGCCGCCACCCGCGACTGTGCCGCCAGTTGCTCCCAAAAACTCAGTGATGGCCTGCAAGACGTTTGGCGCCTCAGTCCATGGGCGCATGGAATCGTATTGCTTGGCCGCGAGTTCGTCGCGCTGCTGCAGGATTGGAGTGTCTGCGCCGAGGGTCGCAATCAGGTTCTTCGTTGCGCTCGCCGTCGAAGCGTTCTCATGGAAGTTCTGCGCAGCGTGCGTGCCCATGCCACGGATGGCGTCGACAAGGACGTTCCCGGTTGCCGTTGGGGCCTTGTCGGCCTCCATCGTCGCCCCAAGAGGGGAGAACAGGGCACCGGCACCACCGAGAGCGGCCTGGCCAAGACCCTGCGTGACGTTCCCCTGCATGATGTCGGAGATACCGCGACCAGCGATATCAGTTCCGCGGAAGAAGTTTTGCTGCAGTGCATCAAGATACGACTGGGGTTCGGCGGCGACGGGCGGTGCCACGGGCTTTGGCGCAGACGGCTTCCCATAAACCGGACGGGCTTCGACGTCGCCAAACTTTGCGAGGAAGTTGTCGCCTTCGAGCATCCCGTTGACGTCACGCGCAAGACCGTTCGGGGTCTCATAGTGCGTCGGGACGGCTACGGTCGCCCATTCATTGTCGTTGCTTGGCCCCTGAAATGGCTCAATCGCCGGTGAGGGCGATTGAGGGGCATTCGGGTTGTGAACGGTGACCCACTCGTCATCTACATTGGCGGAGGCTGCTGCGCCGGATTGTAGTTTTGCCATTGTCCGTTTCTCCAAATTCGATACTTGCTGGGGTCTTTCGTGCTTTGCTGGATCTCGTTTTCAACGGGACCCGATTTGCCTTGTACCACTTGTGGCTGTGGCGCGGGAGTGGCTGGCGCGGCAGGAGCGGCGGGCGCCGATGGGGTCTTCGGCGAGTATGTCGGCGTGCTCCCAAATGCGCCGTACAACATGCCTGGAACGTCACTCTTCTGCGTGAGCTCTGCAATGGCTTGCTTCACCGCGCCGCCAGAGTTCCGCGTCTGCTGGTAAATCTCCGCCGCGCGCTGGATGATTGATATCTTCAGGTTGTCGTCAATCTCACTGCCGTCGCCGATCATTGAATCAACAATGGTCGACAAGGATGTGTCTCCCATGAGGTCGGCTGGCGAAACGTCGAGAGGCACAGGCCCGGCACCGCCCGCGCCGCCGCCCGTGATCCGCAGCAAAGACTTCTGCTCCGGAGTAATTTCCTGCCCGGCCGCAACACGTCCCATGATATCGCCCTGCACCACGGCCGGCGTCTTGTTGCCATGGTAAACAGTCGGATTGTGGCTCTCGTCGAAAGCCGTGATGATATCTCCGGGACCAGCTTTGACGGGCGTATTGTAGAAGCGGTTGTTCGTCCCCTTTTCGTGCATCCTCGCGATGCCGAAGGCGTTCGCCAGTGCTGACGCCTGACGCTCGTCACCAACCCGTTCCTCAGTGAGCGCGAGTTCGTCCTGGCGCGGCACCGTGTAAGCGTCGCCCGGCCGGATCGCGTGACCGGCGCCGACCATAGAAGCGGCGTTCTGCGCGTTCGTCCCGCCCGCGTTTGCTGTGTACCCGAGGATGGCAGCCGAAATCTTTGACGGGTCGATATCGCCTTGGAAGGAGTTCGCGTAAATGTTGCCGAGGAGAGGCTGGACAGAGTCCGGCCCGGTGAACTGGGTGAAGGCCTGTGCCAACCGGTCCCGCGCATCGAGTTGCCCACGGGCGGCGTCGATCCCCACAACCTGCTTGGCAAGCTCCGCCTGCTGCAGTGCCTGTTCCGGCGAGCCGTTGATCATCTGCAGGATGTTGCTGACGACGCCGTTGACGGCAGGGTCAGAGTAGACGCGACGGGGTGCCATCAGTAGAGGCCTCCGAGTGTGAGCCCGGAATACGCGGTCGACGCCCCGGGCGGGAGAATGAAGCTGGACATGGACTTTGGCACGATGTTGGTCGGGGGCTTGGTGGCGACGCCCGGCCCGGCGATCGGGCCGAGGGCCCCGACAACCTGCCCGGCAAGCATCAGCGCGTCACCAAGCGGGTCTTTGCGCTTGGCGTCGGCGGCCCCGACCTGAAGCCCGAGGATGCTCTGATTGCCACGGATGAAGTCGTTGTTGGTGCCGATCGTCTCCATGGTGCGGCCATGGCTGATGGCACGGTCGTTGATGAAGTCCCCGACGCTATCGAGCCCGGCCTGGCCTTCGGCAGTGCGCGCGGCTTCGCGGTTGATGCCACCCACTGCATTTGCAATTGCTCGAGCCGCGACCGGAGAGGCCCCGGCGACGGGCGAGAATGACCCCGCGGACACTGGCGCCGAGGCCTGCGTGAACGCCTGCTTGCGCGAGTTCTTGGCCGCCGTGATGGCCGAGGGGTTCACTCCGCCGAGCGAAATGTTGAACGCCTCCCGAGACCCACCCTCAAGAGCGCTCCGCTCCCGGCGTTCCTTGGCGTACGCGGCCTCGATCGCCTTGTTGGCCCGCTCGCCTGCCATGAAATTGGAAGCGGCCCCTCCTGCGGAGAGACCGGCCGAGAGAAGGGCTGTTGCCGTGATTGGGTCACACATTACGAAACCACCCTGACAGAAGAGGACGCGCGCGGGGTCAGCTGCAGACCCTTGGTGTACTGCCGCCAGTCAATCGGCGGCTGCGCAACATCGGCCCCGATCGCGGTGAGGTTCGTGAAAAGGTCGGCGGTCGGCTGCTGCATCGGCCGGCTGGCGAAGGTCGAGGCCGCGTGGTTCGCAGCTGCAACCGCCGCCGTGGGGTCCGCCGTGGCTCTCAGTTCGCTCACCAGCCCCGAACGGGTGCCTTCAAGCGCTGCTCGCTCAGACGCGGCGAAGTCAAACCCACGCCCGGCCAAGGCCTGCCGCGAGGAGTTCAGGGCGGTGTAAAGGTCCGCATTCTTGGAGATTGCCGTCGACGATGTCTGGCCACCCGGGCCGATATTGCCTGACCGCGCGAGCCCGAACGTTAGCTTGTCCCGGCTATTCCTGAAAGTGTTCATCAGGCCTGGGGCCGCAAAGTCGAAGAACTGCTTGCCGCGGGATTCAAAGTAGGCGGGGTTGAACCGGTCGAAGGCACCGTTGATTTTGGCCATTCCGGTCGTGACGCGCTTCTGGCGCTGCTTTTCGTCCCGCTGCGCTCGCGCCGCTATCCTTGCCTGCGTGTTGTCGGTTCCGAAGCACATAAGTCCACCCTGAATTTGTAAATCTCGATATTGCCTTCTATGCGCTCAAATGTCGCACCGAGCATTTCAAACCATCGAGGGGACTTGGAATTTCCTGCCAAGGCACACGCGTAGATTGAAATGGGGTGCTCCCTCTGGATGAAGTCCAGAATGGTGCGCTTCAATCTTCGCGCCAGCGGCCGGCCGCACTCCGACACCGCTTCGGTAGAAACCATATACACCGACCAAATCCCGGGTGCAAATTCAGTCAGTCCGAAGACCGCAACCGGGTAGCCGTTCCAGACCGCACACCATGAATTCTTCATCTTCAGGCTGCAGAAAAGGCTGATGGATTTCATGCGCCAGTGCGGGCCGAACGCATTGTGAAGTTCCATTGCATTCCAATTCCGCGCGTTCCAGACCACGTATTGGACGGCTTCATCGTTGGTGAGGCAAACCGCCAGTGTCATGTGGCCCGGATCTCGTCGTAGTGGATTGTGACGCCAGAGATTAAAGCCCGGGACGCGGAAGTCGACACAAATCGCAACTTGATGGCGGTCGTGTCCATGTCGAACAGGTTCGAGTCATTGTGATAGGTGACACCAGACACCCGGGAAATGAGGTCTTCAGTCGTCGGATTGTCCGGGTCCGTGTTCGCGTACACATCCCAGACGCCAGACACCGCGACGTCGAGCCCCTTCCACTGCTTCCACGTCGCAATCTTCCGGGCGTTGAGATAGGGCAGCGTGACTTCAGCCGTGCAATCGTCGTATGTCGCGTTGTCGGTTCCTCCGTAAAGGTAGACCGTGTTGCCAGCCCGGCCGTACAAGCGCCGGTTCAGCTTCTCGAATTCGGTGAATGCAGGGACGTCCTCGTACGTCGACCAGGCTTCAATCCCTTCCGCCGCAAATTGCGTGAGCACGTAAATCTTGCCGTTGAGATAGCACCAGTATCGGTTCGTCTCCGGCTCGATCACTGAAATCGCAGCTGCGGCACCAACCGGGTCGTCGGTGATCGACGCAACAATTTCGTCGTCGATCGACGTCCCGATATCATATGTCGAAGCGAGGGAAGTGTTTGCTCGCTGGCGGAGCGAGCGGAAGCCAGAAGAGTGCAGGAAATACGTGTCGATCCCGCCGTAGGCCTGGATACTCTTACCGGCCTCTGTGCCGATGTTTTCAAGAGTCTGGAAAATGGAGTTGTTGTCCGGGTCAGGGTCGACGCTCCAAATCTGCACAACATCGGCCCCGAAGTAGGCAATCGCTTTCTCATAGGGGCACAACCCGTTGATGGACGTCAGCCCGCTCGAGTTGGCGCTCATTGATGTGAACCCGGCGCCAGTCCCGTAATTCCAAAGCGTCGGGTCGTTGACGGCCGAGAACAAGGCAAGAGGGCCGGATGCCGCGTACATCTTCGTGCCAAGCGTGAGGATGTCGGTCGCGCGCTCGCCAGAGACGATACCAGCCCCGAAGACCATGTCCCCGTTTTCTAGATCGTTGATGATGACTTGGAAACGGTCGCCAACGTCAAACGTGCCTCCAACCGTGATTGTCGACTGCTGAGAGATACCAGCGTATGCCGCGACGCCGCCGCTGAAAGCGACCATGTTGTTGTTGAGGGTGGAGTTCAGAGTGGCGACACCAGCGACAGTCGTGCCCATGTCTCTGACCCTGACGTTGCCACCGCAAACGATGTCGAGCTTCAACCCGGTCGTCTTGTTGAACGCGCCGTTGTTTCCACCAACCATCACGTTTGGCCCATCAGCGTAGGCCACGTCGCCGCCAGCGATGATGGCCGCCGCGACGGCCGCGGCTGTGGCGTCATTGGATGTTCCCCAGTCGACGTTTGACGCCACAAGGAACCCGTCAATGGTAACCGATGTGATTTTGTTGACGCCGGCGCTCAGCGTACCAGCGGTGATTTCAAACCCACCAGTGATTGTCACCACGTTTCCCGCTGTGAACCCTGACAGACCGGAGCCGTTCACCGTCGCGCCCGCTCCTGGGGCGGTCCTCACTTCAACCACATCGCCCACTGCGACGGCGGTGTAATCCGGGGACGACACTCCGAGATTGATTGAATCGGCCACAAGCTGAGCTGTGTTGGCGTTGCTCGCTGTCCAGTCAATGTTCGTTGTGAAGAGGGTGGTTCCCGCTGCCGTCAGCTGGTCGACGTAATTCACACCCGGATTGGAAGACCCGCCAGTGATGCGGAACGACGCCACGCCCGGCACTTCGTCCCTGACTGCCACGGCGAACTGCGTGACGGCAGTCACCAGCGTCTGGTCCCCGACCGCGCCGCCGTTGGTCGTCGACGGTGTGACCGTGAACGCGCGCCCGAGAGGGCCTGTAACCGTGATGACTGAGCCAACCGCGCTTGCGGAGTATTCCGGGTGCGCGTCGATCAGAGACGCCAGATGCGTCGCGATCCCACTGTTGTTGACGAAAGCTGAACGTGTGACCCCACCGTACCAGTGCGTGACCAAGGCGGCATCATAGAAGTGGAGGCGCGACCCATCGCTGAAGTCGGCGAGGACGTAAGCCTTTGCTCCGAAGAGGCGGGCCCGGACGACGCCGACCATTGAGGCTCCGTCTGGGTGCTGCAGCCTCTGGTATGCGTACCCTGAGGGCATTGCTGGGTCGACCACCGACCCGAAGACATACAGCAACCCTCCCATGGAGAGGAGGCCAAAGGTGTTGGCCGGTAGCGTTGCATGTGAGACAAATGCCTTCCGCTTTTCAACTTCGCCTCCGCGATTGATGTGGACGTTGCGCGCCTTCAGCAGTGTGGAGGCAGACGTCATAAAGGCCAGACGACGAACGTCCAGCCCATTTTTGAAGTCGTCGACTTGGATGTATGCCATTTTCGCTCCTAGGGAGAGCGAGCGACCAGTACCCTTACGGAGCGCACACCGGCAGGACCACGATGCGGCCCGCCGCCAGACACACCAACGAGACGGCCGCTGCTCAAGTTTTTGCTGGTCTTCACTGAACTGAGGTATTCCTTGGCTTCAAGAAGCTTGGCCTGGCCTTCCTTGGTCCCGGCGCCGCCGAGCCGCGACGCAGCCGCGTAAAGCGCGAGAAGGTCGCCGTCCAAGTGGGACCGGTCAGTGTCGGCGACGAGCTTAGGAAGCTTCTGCATTCCATCGAAGTAGAGCGTGTTCCCGTCGCTTGCGGGGATTGGCCAGACTTCGAACTGCGGTGTCCCGTCCGTGGCGACACGGTGTTTCCACCGCTGCACTGGGTCCTGACGGATGTCTGACCGCGTGTCGATCGCATTGTAATGGTCGGAGTCAATCCCATACTCGACATTCAGGTAGCTGCTTTGGGCCCATCGGATTTGAACCCCGCGAACGTGATCCCAGTCGAGTGTCGTCGGGAAGTCGTACAGGTACTGCCCTGCAACCAAGGTCTTCGTGTGCTCCGTCCACTTATTCTCCCACTCGTACTTGTTGTAGAGAATCCGCTGAACGGAGTTGATCAGGTCGGTGATGGCCTGGTTGTTCTGGATGTTCAACCCAGCATTCGGCGACATGCCGGCGTGGGAGCGCACAAGACTTTTGATTTCTGCGAGTGTCAGTCCAATCGTAGCCATGTGCGCTATTCCTTACTTGTCGAGTTCTTCCCCGTCTTCATCCTTCGGCTCGTCGAGGAGGATGTCGTCGTCCATGGCGTCCGCGGACGGGAGGTCGTCGCCATCATCATCCTCAGACGCGTCGAGCGCAACTGGCGTCTCGAGCATCTTGTCGGTTTCCGCAAGTTCGTCGGGCCGGAGGGGCGTGAATTCGGCAGACTTGCGGTCTGTGAACGTCTTCGCCGGCTTGGTGATTTCCTGCGGGAGAACCGGAGCCGCACCCGGGTAGCAAAGCGCCACGATCGGCTGGTTGTTCTCCGTGGCCATCTGGTACTTGTTGGCCAGACGAGCAAACTCTTCCGCGTCCGACACGTTGCGATCGCCGATGTACTTGATTTTCACCACGGCGTCGTCGCCATGGATGCGTCTCAGAACGACAATCTCTGCCGCCGTAACGCGAGGAAGGGGCAGCTGCATGGTCTGCCCCCCCTTATGCCTGCAAATGCACGAATAAAGTCGCACGGGATGCTCCCTACCAGGGCGCGTCCGCCGACTATCCGGCGAACTGCGGTGCCCCTCTATACCCCGGGTCCGGAACCGCGACAAGTAGTTGGAGGGCCTTCGTGCCGTCTGGGGCGCCGTTGGGGACGTATGTCCCGCGGACGTCACCAGTCGTTGCCGTAGCCGTCGAAGTGACGCCAGCAACCACCGTACCGGCCGTTGCGACTGCGTCGTTTTCGATTTCACGGAGGATGAACGTGCCGTTCTTCAGGAAGACCGGCAGGCCGAGCACGTTTCCGAACCCGATCGAGACGTTGCCAGCGGCAGCGGCGTCAATCGTGATCGACGTGATCTTGGAGAAGGCCTTCTTACCAGCCGCGACACCAGCGTTGGCACCCGTGACGTTTTCGACAACAGTCGCGCCGTACTCATCCTTGCCGGTGATGACAAAGGTGCGTCCGGAGTCGTTGCCGACAGACGTGATGATGATGTTGCGGGGGACGTCAAGGGTCGACTGCAGGAGCGCAAGAGCGCCGCCTGCACCGATCGCTGCAGCTGCGCGGAAGTAAACCGCGCTTGTCGCAATCGGGGAGCCGAGATCCAGCGACAGGGACTGGAAGAACACAGTCCGCAGGGCCTCACCTTCCTCGTTCGTGCGCGACGGGAACTGAGCTCCCATCGTGTCGAGCTCGACGTACACCTCCGTCCCCGCAGGGATGGTCGTGACGCCAAGGTAGGTGATTGTCGCGACGGTTGCGCCGAACGCAATCGTGAAACCCTTCGGGGCTTCAAGCGATGCGCCAAGCACATTCATGCGGTGGCGCTTGCCACTCTTGAAATTGCCGGCAGATGTACCGGCAGGATAGGCGACAGTGAACGTGCCGCTGGTTGCCACGGCGGCGCCGAGCACAAGGCGCTGAGTTTTTCTGGACATTTCAGATACTCCAAAAATGTTGACGGGGAGGCGGTAGCGGCCGGGTCACCCCGGCCACCAGAATGCTATGACCAGGACGTCGCCACTTCCCAGACGGCGTTGCCGTTGTTCTTGCGGGAAATGAGGGCGCCGGTCCACGTCACTGCGCGGTACAGCACGTAACGGTTTTCCGGACGTGCTGGCGCGTGCTTCTTCATGTTTTCACCACGCATCGGCATGAGCATGATGTGACGCATGTCGAAGGCGTACGCGAAGTAGTTCAGGCCGATTTCATCCAGATACGGCTCGTACTCGAAGGTGCCGATGCCGCGAATGGTGATCTTGCCGATACCAACGTCAACTTCGTCCTTGGCGAACCCAGTCTGGGTGTAGAAGCCCTTTGCGTGGACTTCGTCTTCCAGAGCCTGAATGAAGCCGGAACCCGCCGCGATGTGCGACGGACGGCCGCCGTAACGCAGAAGCTGGCGACGGTCGGCGCGCAGCTGCTTTGTCAGCGTTGAGTTTGCAGTCGACGGTGTGATCTTGCCCGCGCCCGTGCGAGCGAGGTTTCTCCACCACGTATTCTGCGAAGAGTCGATGCCGCCGATGATGCCGGTGGTCGGGGTGGTGCGTACCAAGGCCTGAATGCCCGGGAACACCTTCGCCGACTGCGTGCCGTCACCCCAGAGGATGGTCTGGAAAGAGCGCTCCAGGCCTTCGTCCATGTCGTCAAGCTTGTCTTCGAACAGCTTCGAAATGACGAGATGGTCGTCTTCCGAAAGCTGCTTCACGTTCTCACCCGAGAGCGAGTCCGTGACGTTGATGCCCTGCTGCTTGAGTTCGGTGTGGGTGATGCCGATACCGCCGTGCAACTCAAACCACTCGTACGAGAACTGCTTGATGTTGGCGGGGTTGGAGTAGGTCACCGCGTCGTCGTACGAATACCCCATGAAGGTCGTGGTGTAGTCGCCCTTGACGTTGCCGCGAATGAGCTGCTTGCCACCAGGGAATTCCTTCTGGTTGGCGCGGAACTTAGCCAGCGTCGGCTTTTCCTGCAGTGACTGCGCCGTTGGCTTGCCACGGATGTAGTGGTCGAGCGAGGCGTTGGCGAGGGAGGCGAATTCGTCGGCAGAAAGTTGGATGTCCATTTTTCAGTCCTCATTTGAGGACGCTACCCACCCCCTCGTGTTTTCGCGAGGACTTGCCGGGTAACGTCGAGCATGGTCTGAGGCGCCTTGCTTGCCTGAGCCGGGGATTGGTTTGTTGTCTCGGTACGAAGGGGCTTCACTTCCGGCTTCGGCGGGATGACCTTCTTCAAATTCGCCTTCACCGCATCGTAGGCGTCCTGACACATCTTGCGCGCCAGAGCCGCTGTGATTGCCGGCGCTTCCTTCTGGGAGCGGTGTGCGGCGACGAGAGCGGTAAGCTTGTCGTTCACCATATCGGCAATCTTGTCTACGTCCGGGTCTTTGGCTTTGATTTCCGTCCACCACTTGGTGGTTTCGGTCTTTATCTCGGCCGCGGCCCGCTGCTGTGTTTCGGCGGTATTCGAAGTTTCAAGCTGCGTTGCCCGAGCCTGCGCCTTCGCACTTGTGCTCCGGGCAGTCAGCAATTCCTTTGCTGCAGCTTCGGAGATTTCGCCAGCTTCCACACGGTCCTGAAGGTCCTTGGGTAGCTCGCGACCAAGATGGATTGCCAGCCTGTTGCGAAGGTCTTCGACCACTTCCATCGCGGCTTCCGGGTCTGTCTTCATCAGGCCCATGATCGCCTGGCCGTATTTGAACTCGTCTTCTGAGACGTGGTTCTCGGCCATGAACTGCTGCACAGACTTTCCGATTTCAGCCAGAGGCGTCACTTCGGCGACTTGTGCGGTCAGTCTCTCGACTTCGGCGTTCGCAGTTTTGTACTTCGTGTTCAGGTCGACCCATCGTGGGTGCTTGTGAAACGGAGGCTCGTCCTTGGTTTCAGGCTTGCCCGGCTCGGACTTACCATCATCCTTGGATGATTTCTGCTCATTCGGTTTTGCTTCCGGCGTAGAAGCGGTTTCCGCCTTCTTCGCAGCCTCTTTGCGGCTTTCCGTCAGAACATTCCGGACAACGTCCTTGATTTCCTTCGGTGCCTCAGGGGCCGGTTTCGCATCGCTTTCCGCGACGGGTGCAGGAGACGACTCTGCGGTTTGCGTCTGGGTCTCAGTGACGGGAGTCTCTGAGGTGGTTGTTGTCGACGTCTGCGAGGCGTCATTATCGGCAGATGAATGGACGGGCAAGTTCAACCTCTTGTGTTCGTCCGCAAGCGGATTACCACCGATTGAACTTTACTGTCAACCAGCCGGGGCCATGGTGGGGGCAGGGAAGGCCGGTTGCGCCCCGCCCGGACGCTGCCCCGGCGCCGGCGCATTGTCGGCCCCAGCCCCGCCCTGGGCGTTCGGGTCGCTCTCCGGGTCGCCCGTCGACGGCTGGACCGCGGACTTGCCTGCCATGGCGTTCATGGCCGTGATCGACGGCATAGACGCGTCAAAGGCGTCGGTCAGGTCCAAGTCAGGGTCCATGGCGTTGAAGGCGCGACGGATGAGGAATTCAGGCTTGAGACCCGGCAGCTGCACAAGGTACGGCGCCATGCGCTCCATCGCGGCGACTTGCTGAGCCGCATTCGCCCGCTTGGACGAACTCCCGTCGACCTTCAGGAACAACTCCTTCGACATATCCCCGCCCGACAGCTGGGGCCAAGCCGCCCCGCGCCCGACCAGAACCTGCGCCGTCTCGAACGAAACCTCCCGCAGCATCAAGATACCGCAGTCCCGCGCGACCGCGGCGAGCACGGAATCCAAGTCGTCGACGTTGGATTCAGACGAAACGGTTCGGGAGCCCTCGGCGATCGAGTTTTCCGTGGCCGTCGCGCCCGTTGTCTCGCCAATGACCGGCGATGTGGACCCGGACGTGCGCTGCATGTCCGAATAGTCACTTTCCGTCTCGTAAAGAGAGGGGTCGACCGGGTGCTTCAGAACGGCCTGAAACACATCGGCCGCTTTCACGCCTTCCTTCAAGCCAGCAAGTTTGATGATGGCGTGGTCGGGATAGTCGCTGGAAATGGCCTTCAGGTCCTCATTGTCGGCGGATTCCGCAGACATGACGTACAGAGGCCGGTTTGCGATGCGATGCTGCCGGATGGCCTCGCGCTTGCGGTTGTACTCCTCCTGCATCGAGCGCAGCACGCGCACGTCCGATGGCGGGAAGATGTTGCCCTCGGCCTCGCAGTCGTTGGTCGTGAAGGGGTAATACGGGAAAAACTGGTCGCACTTCACGTCTGGCGCGCGCGGCGGTGCCAAGAAGCCCTTGTACCCGTCAGCGATCGTGTAAACCATGCCGGAGCGCTTGTCGTACACGTACCACCAGCACACAAGCGGGTCATCCTTGTCAGATGAACCCTGCAGCCGCATGAACTCCCAGTATTTATCGTCCTCCTGGGCCTCAAGCCCGGTCGCATTCGTGCCCGTGGTGACGTACGCCCGGTAATTGCCGGAGACGTCGACCTTGAACTTCTCCTTCACGCGCGACTTTCGCCACATGAATTGCTCGGCAACAAACCGGGACCCGACCCAGCCAATGAGCGATGTCGTTTCCGCGTCGGGGATGATGTTCCACGATTGCGGAAAATCGAACACAGGACCCTCGCGCATTTCGGCCGGCGCGGCCAAAGCCTCCTGCAGCATCATCTTGGCCTCGGCGACCGCCGCCGACTCCGGGTCCGCATCCGGCTTCGTCGTGTCAGCAATCAGCCGCTCGAGGTGCGCCAGCCGCTCCCGCGCGTCGGCAATGCGGGACTCCCGGATCTCCTGCGTGTCGTCCAAACGCTGGAACCCAAGCTTGATGTACGACACCCCGCAAATGACCGATCGGCGCGCGTACCGCTTCATCTGAACCTTGAATGACGGCGTCTGCTCCGACAGGTAGTGCTCGAACAGAAGTTCCATCGTGCGGCCCACACGGTCGTACATCTTGCGTGACGCCATTCCTTCCTGCACGTCCTGCACGATCGCCATGTCTTCCGGCGTGATGATGCCCTGCATGACCCGCTGCTCGATTTGCATCAGCGTGTCCATGTCCTCATCCCACAGAATGAAGTCCATGCGCTTCTTGCGTTCGGCCCGGAACGTAGGGTCCTTGGGGTACAGTGCGTCCACTTTCTTGCGAACAATCTGCTGCGTCAAGTTCGCGATGTACCTGTTCTCTTCGTAAATGGAGTTCTGCCCCACCCACTGGATTCCATAGTGGAACTTCGCGTCCGCCCGCATCCCGGACAACGCCTTGCTCCACTTCTCGCGCGACGCCCTGACCTCCTCGGTCAGCTGCTTCACAAGCTTCACTTCATCGGGGGCGATTTCAACGCCGTTCTCTTCGTCCATCAGCCTGTCCTCATCACATTAAGCTTGTTGTTGTCATTCGCCACGCGGCGCGCATTCGACTTGACCCAACCATACGTCCCGGTCTCGTACTCTTTCTCTTTTTCCTTCGGCGCCGAAGCCCGCAGTATCCGCTCGAGCCCGCGCCCAAGGTTCGCCATCGCGTCAACAACGTCATCGTGCGAGCCGTTGTCAAACTTCAGCATTTCCGTCTTCGCAGACTGATACTGCGAGTGGTATGCCGGCCACCGGACCTGGCGCTGAGACATGAGCGCAATGATCGGCTGTGCCTTCTGCACCTTGTCTTCTTTTTCGGACAATTCAGTCAATGGGATGAAAACGCGCTTCTTGCGCATTTCACGCCACAGAAACGGCCCGATCGACCCCGTGATGTGGTCTTTACCTGCCCACCAGCGCACCGGCTTGTAATTGGTCTGTAGACGGAGCATTTCGTCGACCTGCTGCAGCGTGTTGATCCGCTTCCAGATGATGTCGACAATCCAGATGATACCCTCCTGGTCCACACCCGCGATGATGATGCACGTCCGGTCGTTCTTCTGTTTCGACTTCACCGCGTGGTCAGACGCCGCAAACATGCGCAATCTCTTCGGCCGATCGGTTGGCTTCGCGTAAGTCACGAACATATCCGACCGGAAGTAGTCGCCATCGTCCGGCGTCGGCCGCTGCTGGTACAAACTCTCAAACCCGACCGGGTTTTTGCGCTTGAACGCCAGCAACCACTCGCGACCGAACTTCGCTTCCCAAAGAGCTTCGCCCGGCTTGCGGCCGAGCGGGTCATCTTCTTCAGCAAGCGCCGGCATGTTGATGATTGACCAACGCGCCGCTTCTTCCTCGTTGTAGTGCGGGTTCTCCGGGTCAGTAATCCGGCCGACGATATCGTCGTCGTGCCACCGCGTGAGCATGACGATGATAACGCCCGTGTCCGACATGAGACGCGTCGAAACAACGTCCTGAAACCAGTCCCAAACGTCATCACGCAGCGTCGGCGACTTCGCTTCCTTCCGGTCCTTGAACGGGTCGTCGACAATGAAGTAGTCAGCACCGCGGCCAGTCGTCGTACCCTTGCGCCCGACGCAGGCAATCATCCCGTTCTCGTCCGTCGCCAGCAAATTCTGCGCCTTGCCGCCCTTCGTCAGGTGCGTATTCGGGAAAATGTCCGCATATGTCGGGTGCTGGATGATTGTCCGGATGCGACGCCCGAAATCGTTCGCCAATCGTTCGTTGTAACAGCCAACAATGATGTTCGCGTACGGGTCCTGGCCCAAAATATGCGCCGGCATCAACTCAGTCGTCAGTCGCGACTTGCCATGACGGGGCGGCGCGCACAAAATCACGAATTGAAGCTTCTTTTGCTCCACTTGCTCGAGCGCACCCGCAATCGCGTGGTGGTGTATCTGCGCCGAGTACCGCGAAAGGTTGGGATTGTCCGGCTCCGCCTTGTCCGGCATCATCAATTCCGCGAACGGGATCAATTTAGTCCGTGCAAGGACGATTTTCTCCTCGCGCTGCAAGGCCCACAAGTCACGCAACGCCCCAACACGCGCCTCTTGCGCCACTTTATCGGGGTTCCAACCAGTCAGGGCCTCGAAACTGGTGTCCGTCATGACTACTGGGCCGTGTTCGCGTTCGTGGAATAGAGAATAGTCACCCCGTGAAGCCGCGCATCGGCGCTCATTGTGTCCCCGGCGTCGCTTTGCAACCGCGTAATCTGGATGTAAACCGCATCGCTCACCGCAGGCGTGCCCGAAAACGTCATCGCAGGCGTCTCCGCCGACACCATCAAGTCACCAACCGCCGTCACCGTGTCCTGGACCGTCACTTGCGTCCCGCAGGCCACGTCCAACGCGTCGTCGTCGCCGATCGCAACCCCCTTGATCGCCCAAACCACGTTCCCAGACCCCGACGCGTTCGACCAATGGAACTTCGCCGTGATCGTCCCGCGGTCCCAGTTCTTCATGTCCGTGATCGGCAGGAACATCCCAAGCGTTTCATCCGTCGCAACCCCGTCAAACCCGCGGTGCTGGAACATGATCTTGTTCGTCGTCGTCTCAACCGTCGCAATCGCAGCCGGTGGCGCCGAGGCCGGGGTCAAAAACCGGTCGATCGTCAGATACATCGACTGCTTGCCCGCCCCAACCTCCGACAGCAACGGCTTGTGCAGCGTCCCGTCCGACAGCTTCCGCGCCATCAACTCGTAATCAGCCTGCAGCGCCGGCGTCGTATCCGTCGAAGACGTGATCGCGTTCGAGAAGAAATTCGGCACCGCCACCTTGTTCGACGCGTTCGCATCAGACCCGTCGATAAACGGTATCGAATCCGCGCTCACCCCGCCCGTGTTGTCGAGCGTCAACGCGTTCAAATTGTCCGCCGACAAAACCCCCGCGTTCGTCAACACGTTCGCCGCCGTGTCCAACCCCACCAAAACCCGCGCCGCCGCCGCGTTCGCCGCCCCCAACACCGACGCCCCAAACGCCGTGTACGTGGGCGTCAGCCCAATCCACTTCACCGCCGTCAAATCCGTCGCGAAAACCCCCGAAGTGTGCGCCACCACGCACACATACGTCACCC